ATCGATGCTGTCCATCGATGATTTGATCAGGAAGCCAAAGCCACCAGCACCGGCTAGAGATACCAGCGCAGTGCGGAAGCTAAAGACAGTCTTGCGGAGTGAGTTTAGCCGCCTAGCGACCGCTCTGAATATCTTTTGTGTGGTGTCGATGGCTTGGATTCTGATTTTTAGATTTTGATCTGCCATCTTCTTTTATCCTAAAATAAGCGAACCATTCATTCAGTTCATCAACCGTCAATTCTTCTATTTCCGGTTGTGTTTTGTGTAAGCGATCACATAACTGCATTACGTTAAAGCGCAAGTGATCGCTAGTTAGTTTTTTTCGTGTTCCTCTATCCCATCGATGCTGTTCATCATTTTTCCAGCTATGTTGGCGATAGCAGTTAAATCCATTTTCATCAGATACATCTTATCTTCGAGCGTGAACAACTTATCGCCGTCTTTATTTTCGGCCTTCATAATGATCATATCGACCATTCCAGAAACTTGCATATCAACTAAAAAGTTTTTGTGCTTGCGCTGTAATTTGTCGATATCACCGATAGTTAGCGATGACACATAGACCAGCAACGGAGCATCATCCTCACCCCACTCTGGAACTTCAATGACGTTCCGTTGCCGTCTGTTATTTACGCGTGCTAAGATTTCTTTCCCCAGTGACATTTAGAAATCTCCCTACGCAACTGTGTCTTCGGTCAGGCCGCCGGTGATCTGCACGCTATATGTGGCGGTATTGATGCCATCGTGCGAAACCCCTAGCGAACGACCTGTGACAATGCCAGAGCCAGTCAATCTGTGATCGCCTGTGGTATCGCCTTCCATCTGAAGACTAATGGTCACGGATGAACCAGCGGTACAAGCCTGTTGCGCTGTATCCGTATCATCAAAGTATGTTTCGATTGATGCGGTCGCATCGGTGAAAGATGCTTTGTACGATTTTGCGGTGTCGCCCATCGATGTATCCTCGATAACTTCCGCAGTTTGATCAACGGTGAAGCTGATAACTTCAGCCATTGCATCAGAGCCAATTTTAACGACTCCATCGTTTCCTTTAAATGTAGCCATAATCAACTCCTGTTAGCTGGCTGTTTCAACGTCATTTTCTTTGGTGCGGTATTCAACCAACACCGTGAACCGGCCTATGGCAACCGGCTGTTCACCATCGCCACTAAAATCCGCTTCAAAAGCCGTAACCATAACGTCCTTTGCAAGACCGCTTAAAGTTACGTTTGCCGCTAATGCTTCTTCAACTTCAACGGCAATCTGGTCTAGCGTGTTGTCATAATTCGCAGTCCCGACAACATACGCTTCAATCATAATTTCTAAATTCCTAGCGATTGATCTCGCCAGCGTCATTGTATCAAAAACAACGGCTTCTGTTCTAGTAAAAACGCATAAGCCGGGCAAGTTCGCTTGCTCAATAGGATAAACGCGATTGCGAAACACATTCGTGCCGGTGGTCGATAACCCAGTGACCGCCGTAACAATCGCATCCCTGATTTGCTTGCGAACGTGTGCCATCAGTCCTTTTCCATCACTAACATCGTCATCCCAGTGCCATCATCCTGCACAATGCGTATAGTATAATTAACACCGCTAACCACTAACGCATCGCCTTCAGACGCGCTAGAAACATCCGCAGTGCGGCAATGAAAGCGCGGTTGCTGTAACGCAACACCCACACCACCGCCGGCATCAACTTCGATAAAATCATTATCGAAAATACCGTTGACAGTGCTAGAAGCGCCGCCAGCCGGAGTATAAGTCGCGGCAACGCCAAAGTCGTCAACGCCAACAAATATCGCACGGTCGGTTGCGCTTTCAACAGCCATTAGTCGTCCTCTGGCGTTTCAATATCTGCAATATCAAATGAACGATCTTCTAACTTCTTCTTAGAGCGACCGGTTTTCTTTGCTGTAACAGCTTCTGCAAATCCACGCGAAATCAGCTTTTCAGCGATGCCATCGTGCAAATCGTGTTCTTCGCCAGCAAACATATTGCCGCGATCCCCAGTGTAACACTTTTCTAAAATCTTAACTTTCATCATAGCCCCCTTGGGAAATGGTGGACGACCGAAGCCGTCCACCAGTTAAATTAGGCTGTTGATACTTCATCAGTGATAGCGAATGAAGCGGCGTTGCGAAGCGCAACATCTACTTCTTGCATTACTGAAATCACAACATCACCAGAAGTGCTGTTTGTGTATGGATCAACCAGAATTGAAGGTGCGCCGAACAGACCGACCATCAACTGTGAGAAGTCACCGAAGATCAGTGCTGAAGCGTCTGAACCGCCATCGCCCGGATCAAGATCGGATGGTACGTTGCTAGTAAATTCAGCATTGTAACCATAGATGCTGTTCCACGGATCGTTCAGAAGCATAATGCTGTCTGTCGATGACACCTTAACGGTGTTTGCCATCTTCGCCTTAACCTTCGGGTTAGACAGCCAACCTAGTGTCGCCTGATTGACGATGCCGTTAGCATCTTCAACAGTCTTAACCAGATCAGTGATGTCAGCCCAAGTCAGACCAGCAACATCGGTGTCAGCGGAAATATCCACATTACCTACGTTGCCATCGTTCAAGATGCCTGTTGGCTGGCCTGATGCGCCAGAACCTTGAATGGCATAATATTCAATCTTGTCAGCGATTGAACGCAGAAGATCGTCTTGAACAACTTGTTCGATTGCTGGAATGCTTTCCAACATCAACAAGCGGCTGATTTGCGCGTGTGCGCCAAGTGTGCGAGGCTGAAGCGTTACGCCAGCATCAGTCTGTGACTGATCAGACACTGCACCAGCTTCTTCAACGAAGCCGGCAGATGCGCCAGCGGAGAACTTTGGCATCCGAACACGGTTGGTCAAGCCACCGATGAATGTAACGCCCAAGTTAGCCATTACTTGCTTTGCGCGAAGTGCTTCAATGAACATATCGCCACGCTGGATCGTTGGAACGAAGTTGTCAGTGACATTTTCGCCAGCGATTGCGCCGGTTGCGCCAGTTGTCATTACGCCAGAACGAAATGCGAAATCTGGAACATAAATGCCACGGCTTTCTTTGCCGGTGCGCTTAACGATTTCTTCGTGCATTTCACGCTCAAGACCGGCTTCGCGCCAGTCGTTAGTTACCTGTGCGCGAAGCATTTTGCCTAGCGAATAGGTGCGCTGTTCTTTAACAGGCGCGTCAACAACGTGTGCTGGTGTGTCCAGCGGTTCATTTCCGATAGCTTCTAGCAATTCGCCACGGAAATCGTCAATGGAAGCACCGCGACCAAGGGCTTCTTCACCCATTGATGCTTTGTTATGCTTCCGTGCTAAAGTCATAATCTCTTTAGCATTTTTTTGTGCGGTTTTGGCGGCTTCCGCCCGAACCGCATCAAGATCGATATCTGACATAGTGTCATCTCCTTTGATCTCAAGGGTTGCGTTTAAGGGTTCGGAACTCGACCGACCAACACCGACAAGATTTGACTGATCTGCTGGGATTGAAACGATAGAAATTTCCATAGGTGTGGTGGCCACCCGATAATATTCTTCGGGGTCGCCTTCACGTTCAACGCGGTTATCTACGCGATAGCCCACGCTGATATTTTGACGGATGCTATCCGTCACATCGTTGAAAACTTCTGAAGCTAGTTCACCCCTTCCGAAGCGAACTTTAGCACGCAGACGGCGTGCGCCTTCATCAAGTTCAACAGATTCCACAACGCCAATTTGACGTTCCATATCGTGATCCAGCAACAGCGGCGCACGACCTGAGTTAAGAAACTCAAGGTTCATACTCTCGCGGCTGTGATCAATAACTTCCATTCCGAAATCGCGCTTAACTGGTTCTTCAGAAGACACGCCAACCATAACGGTGCGTGTTTCTTCATCAATAGCGCGATCATTCATATCCATAGCGCGATGAACAAGATCAGCGCGTTCAATTCTTTCATCATCGTGATATGGACGTTCTTCCATATCCTTGTCATTACCGCTTTCTTCCATTGCGGCTTGCGGCTTTGCGAAAGTGATGACATAGGCATCATCATTTTCTTGAACATCAATGATATGTCTTTGTTCCACGACATCACCTCTTTCTTCCGTTGCATCTTCCGCATTATGATCAAAATCGCCGGAAAAATCAATCTCGCGTTCGCCGCCCAAGTCATCGATCTTGGTTAGCGTGCTAAATTTATGACCGACAAGCGTGTCTGTTGCCTCATAATCATCTTCACCCATACGATATAAGCGGATCAAAGCGGCTGGATCATCTTCTTCGCCAGTAATGGTGAAGTCAGTGTTCGGCACGTTAATTTCGCCATCACGCTCGATCTTTTCAATCCGACCACGCGCACGACCGCCGGAACTATCCCAGCTAACAAAATCACCAACGCTTAAAGCATCAGGTGCGGCGCGTTTTTCATCATCAAGTCTATCCATAATGCGATCCTTCTCATTAGCCCACGATTTACCAGCATCACCGCCCCACAACGCCCACGCGATGCGTCCGGCTGACGGATAACCGTCTTCACCCGGCGAAAACCCTTCGCCCTGCTTATCAACTTCGTGCCGCGCAAAATAACTAACCATCCGGCGCACAGTTTCAGGCGATAACTCCTGACGGTTAACTAGCTGACGCGCACGCGCAACACCGACTTCAGTGCCGCCGCGACCGTGTTCTTTACGCCAATCCAGACCGCGTTGCGCTTCTTCAGCCATTGTTGCGGTCGGCTTTAGATTGATTTCTTCGCCTTTATACGTCGCCATCATCACCACCTTCAACGTTTGGCGCGGCTGGCATCTTTGTCCCAAACGGTTCAAACGCCATCGACAGCCCTAATTGGCTGGCAAGTTCTTTGTCACGCGCAATCTGACTAAATGTTTCTTCAACATCACGCCCATAATTTGCCGCCACGTCTTGCATCGATAAGATGCCATTGTTTAGCCCCACAACCGCCGCATTTATCTCTTTAAGCGGATCAACCCAGTTCCATCCACGGCCTCTGAACATCGCGCTATCGCTAAACTTGTCATATTTGCTTGATGGAAGCGGAATGCCACCAAAATCCATCGCGCTAGATAGCCAAGCGCGAAAAATCGGTTCAACAAAATGTTCAATCATAAACATTTGAATAGACCGATATCCATCACGCTCATCAAGCGCACCTTGCCGGATTGATGAATAGTTGACCGATGATAAATCATTAGACAACGCCGCATAGCTGACATTCAATCCAGATGAAATGCCGCGAAGCATTGCACCCTCAAATTCCGCATAGCCGGTATTCGGATGATTAGGATCAAAGAAAGAAATATCCTGACCAGCCCCTAGCTGATGAAACGAACCCGGCTCGACATCGATAACAGGCGTAAAATCGTTTTCATAACCATCGCCAACATAGTCATCGCCAGATGGCGTTTTGATAAAGCCCATCTTCGATGCTTGTATGCGTGCCGCAATAACTTCGGCTTCACGATAAGCGTGGAGCATTTTCATAGCCGACATCGCTGACACCATAAACGGTTCGCCGCGCGTCTGATGCGTGCGATTAGGCATAAACAGATGGATCATTTCATCGGCAGAAACGCGCGTATGCTTTCGCGCTTGTGCGGTTTGATACATTCTATCACCCGGATGCGCGGTCAAAACCCAATAGGCAACAGGTTTATGCGCCTTATCAAGTTCAATCCCCATTCGGATTTGATTGCCATTCGATAGTGTTTCGTTCTTTTTCTCATCGACCATATCGGCCTCAAGAAATTGAATAGCAAAGCCGTCACGATACTTTGTGCCGGATAACTTCTTAATGAACACTTCACCATCGCGCACAAGCGTTTCAATCGCTAAACGCTGACAATCATACCAAGACATCCGACCATCGGCTGTCGGTGCGCCTAAACGCCCCCAACGTTTCCAAGCGTTTTCGATGATAGTGTTGCCTGACGCATCCAGTTTGCCATCTTCATTCCGCGCTTTAACTTGCAGATGGAAACCCTTGTCGCCAACGATATTTGTCTTCATTAAATTCACATATCTACGCGCAAACTCGTTATCACGCACCAACTCGCGTGACCTGTTTCGCATCGTTTCAAGTGTAAATCGCAACTCGCTATCGGCAGAGTTACCAGAATCCAGAAAATCACCAAACAAACGTCCAGCACGCGCCGCCGCGTAATTACGCTTTTTAAACGCTTTTTTCGGTTCTTCAGTGCGCTTGAGAAAGTCAAATAAGCCCATTTCTAAAACCTCACCTTGATCGTGCCGGAGTGTGCGCGACCGTTCTTAACGTGATCGATGCGATGCTGTTTAACAACTTCGCTCCGATAGTAATCACGCCATTCAACCAGTTCCGCAACTGGTATTTTAGAAAGCGAACGACCGTTAATAGAATACGACAGAACATCAGCGTCTGCGCGGCCTTGGAGTACCGTTTCAATCTTATCTAGCATTATTTCAGCGTGCGAACGCGGATCAACATTATTATCCAGATCGGTGATAATATCCCACGAACCTGTCGCAATAACAATGCGTTCACTGTCACTAGTTCGAGTAATTTCTAACTGCCAATGATGATGCCCTACGTCAAAAGATGCGCTGGCAACAGATGTAACGGTAAAAAGATAATCATCGCCATCAGCCGAACCGGTGACTGTAAATTCGTGCGTGCCGCCGCCTGATGAAGCTCTTGCAATATAAGCGACAGTATAACTTGAAGATGGATAATCCTGACCTAAATTTTTTTTGCGCCAAGTAACGCGATCACCGACAACGATCTGATCAGGTTCAAGTGTCGGTGCATTATCGGTATCGAATAAGTTCGCCATTAACGCCACCCATTAACAAAACCGCCGGGCTTCCGATAAGCACGGCGCGGCTGATGGTTAACTGGCGCATCATCTTTAGGCTGTTCTGCCTTGTGCGCCTGTCGGTCTGCCAGTGTGTTAAGGTTCGTGTTCAAAATAGCCAATGCCCCTATCGCATACACGCGGCAGTCTAACGCTTCGTTTCGGGTTCTTGTCTTTACAAATTCCCTTCGCGGAAACCCTTTGGAGAATTTTGTAACAATTTTTTCCGATGATGCCAGTTGCTTAAAATACTCATCTGGACGATCAGCCGGAAAATGACAATATCCTGCACCCTCCGATTGTATCTTAAGTCTGGAAAAAATCAATTCTTTTATGTTGTCAACGCCCAAAGTAAATAATCTTATCTTTCCGATGTTATTTCTGGTCGGTCTTGACACGATAGGACGGCTTTCCCCGGCCATCCCCTTTATGGCAAAAATGCGGCGACCTTCGCGCGGTCTAACGAAGTCATAGACCGCTTTCGTGTAGTGACCGCCGGAGTCGATGCA